TGGTATAAAGCTCACTTAGTTCCTGGAGATCCAAAGGGTGGTCGTAAGACTCGTAAGGTCAAAAAGGTCAAGAAGTCACGAAAAACTAAGAAGCGTACTACTTATCGAAAGAAGAACCGAACCACTCGCAAGTCTAAACTAACTCGCTCGCGTTAAGTCGACGGCTCCATGCAAACAACCACATTCTAGACCGTTCACATTTTTCAATGACCTTCGGAGACAGCTTCGTGCGATCGCGAGTGGACATCTGTCGATTGAGGTTCATCAGCCGATCCCATAACTCGTTCGGTGTAATTTTCAACTCCTTCATCATGCGATGAAACTCATCGAGAATCATATCCGAGTTGAAGTTGGGCGCATTCGGACGACTACTATTCACTTTAAGGAGAGGATACATTGCACAGAAGTCATTGCGCATCTGGATCAAGTCCTCTGTGTCAATCGTTGTGTCTTCCGATACGTACAAATCAGGTACAGACACAGCTTTATTCAAACGAAGAAACTCAGCTTTCACAGTCTCGTCGGTCGCGTCCCATAGAATGTCGACGAGAATGGGATGCATGCCTTCAAGTCCAGTTAACGCCTCACGACGATGATTGGATTCGTAGCATACCAGTTCTTTGTTAATGTATGCAAGGTAGAGCATACCATCCATACGTTTGGACTGATCCATGAATGTACGGATTTCAGCAATACGTTGTGTGTCTGGTGGTCGATTGTGTTTCCATCGCTTGATAGGGAGTTCATTGAAGATTGAGTACGGAACCCAGTAGGTATAGTGGTTGTTTTGAACGGTGCCTGCGCAGTTGTCTGTAATGTATTTCTGTAAGAGGTGAGCCATGGAAAAAGGGTCCAATGTGGGTTAGAATCCGTTTTTTAGTCCAATTCATTTCCGTCCGTATCGGTTCTTGCATAACAATCACTTGCATAATGACTTGTTCTTCCACACCGATAACAGGCTCCAGATTGGATTGGTTTAACTACTTTAGGAGTATACTCTTTACGAACTTCCTTTATCGTTGTATAGACTACGATTGTCTTGACTTCTTGCTTTTTCCGAGGCATTGTTTGATAAAAAAGAATGGTTTTGTGTAAACTGTATTCGTTTTTTAGAAAGAATCCGCTCTACGTCTCTTCGGAATATCCTTGTACTCAGGGTTCATCCAGCATCCATATCGGAACACCTCACTGGTTCGATATCGAATGTCTTCGGCTCTTTCAGCATCGTGATTTTCAAGAACGGATCCTTTACTGAACAGCCGTTCTAATGCCCACGTAGTAAGCATATCCTCCGTCGGATCGAGTGGGTCCTGTGTGGGGGGAGGACTCGGTGATTCACTGTCAGGTTCGTCGCGGTTTAACTCGTAGATGGATTCAGACACATTTCCATAGTTCTCGCGGAGTTTTTGGACCGCTAAACTGCGACTGACTTCGGCTCGTTCCATAACAAGTCTAATATCCGCTTCAGAGACTGTGATGCCATTTCCAATATGGACTCGAACTTCTGTCATATGAAGTAGATCGTTTAGATTGTCGAGTATACTTTGACCGGATCGTGTAGGAAGTCTCATCCAGACCGGTCGGTGACTCATTAGTATTCCACCGTAGTAGCGATGTCCGGCATCCGTGTTCTGTCTCATCGGTGTAGTGTCCCTAATGTCTATTTCGGTTACAGGTCTAGGGATAATCTCAGTCTCACCAAGTCCTTTGCGGCATAAGGGACAGGATGGAGTAGAGTTGATCGTCCACTTTCCGATACACGCAGTATGGAAGGTGTGTGAGCACCCTAAGGTGCAATGGCCAGTTTCGGCAGTAATGGTTTCGAAGCAAATTGAGCAATCGTCCATGGTATACTTTTGGGGGGGATTTCAGGTTGGGATGGATTTATTAAATCCGTTTTCTAATGAACAATGTTACGATTCGTACTTGTGTATCTATGTATTTCCATAGGTGCACAATGCCGAGAACCACTTCTTAAACAAACAGGCGGACCCTTATACGAGTTATGTAGGGAGTTTAAGCGTAGAGACCCATCCTCGCTCTGAACTCAGCTTCCATCTTAGCCCTTCGTTCACTCTCTTCCTTATCTTCAACCCATGTGAACGTGTAAGGAACATTGTAGATCGTACTACACTCCAAACTGAATCCAGTGCGTTGATAGGTACTGAATGCTGCGATCTCAGAGGCACGAGACATCAAGAAGAAATCCAATAAGGTATCACGTAATTGTTCATCGGTTGGAGATTGGTTTTGTCCAATGTGACATACGGCTGTAGGAATCGAGTGAATGTTTCCACCGGTGAGTGCATCCTTAACCACTGTGTTGGTGGAGATCAATACATACGTCTTGTTTGCATCAACCTTGGAGCGCACAGACGCCACTAAATCCGTCATGAGCTGCTCGTTCAAGGTGGCTTGGCTTGAACCGACTGCATGAGGGAAGCAAACTGCATCATCCAATCGAACATGGAGGACAGAATAGGCACCGGAAACTCCGAGTTGAGTTAATGAGCTTGCAATGTAGGTTTCAAGTTCTGCACTGGGTTGGAGCTTTGAGCGAATCAAGGCTTTCTCTGAATCGAGAATTTCAGTAAAAACGTTGTCCTTACAGCAAAAGGCAAAGAACGTAGGTTGTCGAACTTTGTTGAAATAACGAACGACTTCACGTACAATGTGTTGAAAGGCAATGTCGTTCTCGTCTTGGTTGACGAGGAGTGAATCTACATGGAAGTTTCCAAGCGCTGGATAGCTTGCAGGTCGTTCAAGTGATTCGTCGCACACCAAATACTTGCTCATTGGATGGTTACGCATATCCATATCAAAGTCTACATGAACTCCTGTATATTTTTCAAGAGTTCGTAGTAATTGAAGCATCGTGAAGGATCCACGAAGGTAATCCCCTAGACCTGAGGCTTTAAAGTCAATGAACTGGGTTTGATAGACGTTAACAACCTTCTTCAAAGTGGTATTGGAATACGCGGATGCAATTTCGGCACAGGACATATTTGTATAGAAGTACTCACATTTAAATCGGAACAGCTCGTTAAGGGTAATGGACGCACTCCGTAAACATATCCAAACGTTCCCTGAACATCAGCGTGTCAAACATATTGATCAATTGATCCAAATCTTTCAGCAAAACAACCTTCCACCGATCGCTCAAGCCTTTAGTACACTGAAAAACTGTTATCCAGCTTTTCCCTTCTTCAAACCAGAACGTGAGTTTCGAGAGTATCTCGCGTGGTCGGACTTGTATGGATTCGACCATCATCCATTAGTTCGTCAGTTGGCTCAACGATTCGGTGGGTCGTAGCAGTCCGAACACTGTAGCCATAAATCCGACATACTCTGTTGTCCGCATGCGCATCGTCTGGGTTCACCTAATCGGATTCGTTGCATTTCGCACGATAAGCACAGTCCTGCGAAGGTTTCGCCCTCTTCTAGTTGGAACATGTCGCCGCACTTGTCGCACTGACATTCTCGGTCGCAACTAGGACAATCTTCTAAGATGCAGTGATAACTATCGTGTAGACAACCTCCATGTTGCATATGGTCTCGTTGTCCGAGTGAGTTGTGTTTGCATCCAATACAGGTTTGGAGAATCGGAGAGAGGGATGCGTAGTCGCGGTCCTCGACGGTCCTACAGACATCTTCAATGAACTCTTCGACCATGTAGTCAAAGTCTTCATCTGGGTCGATTTGCTTGAATTTGAACACACCATCGGTGCAGTACTTTAAGAGTTTAGACCATGCTTCTTCACATCGTAGTCTAAACGCTTCGTTGGTTTCAAAGATACGCACTCGTTGCGTCATATAGTCTTTGCAGACGGTTTCATAGGTAAGGGTGTAGAGATAGCTTTTCTCTTTGCAGGGAGTTTCGTAGATGAGAGTGATAGACATTTTGGGGGGAGGTCTACTTTACTGGAATATTAGAATCCGTTTTTACGCGTTTTCTTGGAGCTTCGTTTTGAACGGCGAGTTCGACCACCCTTCTTGTTATGGAGCTTAGTTTCCAATCGTTCTACGGCTGCTGTTGCGTCTTTCAACTTTTTGAGTAATGCCTTCTCTTTTGGATAAAGATGAGCGGTTTTAGACGTCGCAGCTTCTGCAAAGCGCATGCGATCATCCTTTTGTTTCCTCTCCTCTACTTCTGCTTCAATTTCTTTGAGAACCTTTTTGGCTTTTTCAAGTCTGGCTCCCAAGGTGGACATTTGTTAGTCTAAAAAGAGTTTATTGTTTGAGGAGTCCGTGTTGAACGAACTTGTGGACCAATGCAAACACGATTGCGTGAGTTGCGAGTTGGACCATGTGGCTTCCACCAGGTGGCAGGGAGATCAGAACGCCTGGTGACAAGAGGTAGAAGAGAATCGCGGTGGTGAGAATGTACATATACTTCATTTGACTATGAACGCGGAAAATTTTTCAAAGCACGTTCTTTTTATTGGGGCACGTATTGCACGGTGGTGTTACTTCAACTCGACGAAGATTCCAAACATACAACCCTACAACCAGGGCGGCGACCAAGAGGATCCAAAGCCATGTCATTTATTCTTGGATGAGGCATATGTTTTCACGTTGGAGCGCACAGTAGAGTATGGGTATCCCCTACTATGTCGCTTCCTTGATCCGAACGCACAAACACTTACAAACACCTTGTAAAGCCCCCCTCGACGTGGACGTATTGGGTATTGATTTCAACTGCTTCATTCACGCATATTTACAGGCTGAAAATCCAGTGGGAAGTATCGTGGTAGCACTCAACGACTTGCTGACAAATACCGTTCGCGCCAAAAAAGTCTACGTGGCGTTTGATGGATTGGTTCCGTATGCCAAGATGGTGCAACAACGCTACCGACGTATGCGACATGCCGAGGCGACTGGATTCGATAAGCATCAAATTTCACCAGGCACACCCTTCATGAAGAAACTTGCGTCGACACTCAAGTTCATCTATCCGAACCTTGAGATCTCCGATACATCAGAAGCCGGTGAAGGAGAGCATAAGATCTTTACGTGGCTCCAACGAATGCCTGACGAAGAGCGCAAGTCGATCTGTATCTACGGACTGGATGCCGACCTCGTTGTCATTGCACTCGCACAAAGTCATCTAGGAAACATTCAAGTATTGCGTGAGACCGAGACTGGGTTTGCATCGTTATCCATTCAAGCCCTGGAAGGCGTACTTCCGATCGATAAAGAAACCTATATTCGAATGAGCATTATGTGTTTTGGAAACGATTTCATGCCCACCCTCGCCATGTTTTCATTACGCGAAGATGGATATGCACGTGCACTCTATTACGCAAACCGTAATGATGCCGATAAAGATGAAACCAAGCTTTTGATCAAACGATCCAACAATACAAATCGACGAGTGATTGCAACCGATGGACATGCGCTTGAGTCAAGGTTCGGATGTCATTTGATGGATGGAGTGGTGGATTGGGAACCGGTGTGTTTCGCATTTTGGAAGACGTATGAATGGACCTACCATTACTTTACGACCTCAGAGGTTCTGGATTGGGAATGGGTGTATCCGTATCCGGAAGCTCCGTTGCTTCAAACGATTGATCTCTATGAACGCCCTACCGAGTTTGAATGGGAACATCCAACCCCCACAATGACGGTGGAAGAGCAACTCCAATTCATTCTACCGTCTCACAGTCTTCAGTCTACAGGACTTACATTGGTGTTTCCAGATGAACTCTACAATGAAGAAACTGAAACACGAACACCATGGATGAAACGATTTGCATGGGAATCGGATCCGTGGGTGTCATTACCACGAGGAACATTAACTACCGTAAGCGAATTCCCTTTGACGTAATCCTGAAGCCAGCACGAACCTCGCCTCGAGGGAGTACGAAAGGATTGGTTTGAATGTCTTGAGGATCTTTGTCAAGAGCGTCACGAGGAAGTACAGTGACGTCAGACTTCAATTGAATTTGAAAGTTTGTATCGCGTGAGTTCACATAGTCTACATCGATCTTTCTCAGTTCACGAATCTTCTTAGAAGCTACGATTCCACTGACATCTCGCATGACCGACCAGTGACGAGCAATGTGATTATAATACGCAGTTCGGTAGTCTCTTGCACTTCGTGTCTTGACGTTGTTTTGGAGTGTCTTCAAACAGTCTTCAACCGTGAGTTGAATGGGTTTATTCAATCGTCGGTTCACTGCATTGTGTGCGCGAAAGGTGAACATCATAAACTCATGGCGTGATTGAAGCATTCCAGGGAACTGTCTGCGGTAATTCTCGAGAACCCCTGTAAAATGCTCTTTGCAGTGCGGACAGGTAATCGTATCACGAAACATATCAAGAAAGGTAAACATTAGGTCTCGTTCGGAAGAAGTTGGAGATTCAGGGTAGGCTGCGGCAACGGAATGTAAAGTCATCCAACCAAGTGGGCCCCATATGGACGTCATTGATGTATTACGAGGAAATCATCCCAGCTTCTTGAGCGTCTTCATAAATCTTGCGAACGAGCTTCTCGGACGTTGTATCTTTCACCGGTAGACGGTTTGCGCGAAGGGTTGCGCGAATGTTTTGGATCGGTAGCTTTTGAGCATCTTCTGCAATTCGTGCACGTCTCGTCTTGGCTCCCTTCTCGGTCAGAATTCGTATACGATTGGTCTTCTTCAGTTTGGGTGATTTCGCAGGATCTGCAACTGCTTCAAAACGTGGTGTCTTTCGTACGGTCTTTCCTCCCTTCAGAATTCCAAAAGCAGCTTGTTTTCGTGCTACACGTGCTACTGCGCGGCTTGCGCGGCTTGCACGACTTTTTGTAGGGGCATTCTCACCCATTTTGACGATCCGAATTCCTCCTTCGCTCATTATTCAAAACGGACAAACGTTATTTACAGCTACACTACGCTATACTAGGCACCATGACAGACTGTTGGGATGCCGTTAAAGCTCATTTCTCGAATGGAGTACGACGATTAGTGGACCACCAGATTGACTCGTTTGATGACTTTGTCCGTAACAAGATCCCATTGATTATTCAATCCACTCCTCCCATTACCGTGTGGCACGAACAGGACCCAGAGATTAAGAAATACAAGTATGAGTTCAAGTTATCCTTTGAAAAGATCAGCTACATGAAGCCACGTATTCAAGAAGCAACTGGACGCATTAAACCTATGCTTCCAATGGAGGCTCGTGTGCGCAACTTTACTTACGCTTCCCAAATGTATGCAGATGTACGCTTTACTGCACGAACCTACAAGGGTCCCAAGTTGGATACCTACGATGAAGAGTCACGTGTGTTTGAAGGCATCAGTCTAGGCAAGCTTCCAGTCATGTTGGGTTCTTCACTCTGCCTTCTCAAAGACTATCCATTGTCCCTCGAAGAATACGGTGAATGTGCTCACGATCCGCTTGGATACTTTATCATCCATGGGTCTGAACGTACCATCCTCTGCCAAGAGAAGGTAGCCGATAATCGTATGATGGTGTTTCAAGCCAAGAAGACTGCAAGTAAGCACACCTATTCGGTGGAGATGAAGTCATTGCACGAGAGCTTCACATTACCACCCAAGAAGCTAGAGATCCGTGTGTCTTCCAAGTTCAATGGATTCGGATATCCCTTGATGGCGTGTGTTCCTCGATTCCGAGAGGACATTCCAGTCGTTGTCTTCTTCCGTGCACTTGGAGTCCTTCACGATCGTGAAATTGCACGATTGGTCTGGGGATCACTGGACGATCCTCACATTGAACTCTTGGGAGCTTCGTTCCGTGAATGTGCCGAACTCAATATCTTCACGCAAGAGGACGCAGTTTCCTACCTCTCGAACCATCTACAATACACGACCAATCAAGAGGACAAGTGTGCGTATGTTCGTCAACTGCTTGGAAGTGAATACTTGCCCCACGTTCGATTTGCAGGTGAACCACTGGGACTTCCAGTTCACAATGCTCGCAAGTGTCTCTTAACCGCCAGTATGATCCGACGTCTTCTCCTCACGTGCCACAAGCAAATCCCATTGGATGATCGTGATGCGTATCCAAACAAGCGTGTAGTCACTACTGGATCTCTCTTGACCCATTTGTTCAGACAACTCTTCCAGAAAGTCTGCAACGATACTCGCAATGAGTTCGTCCAAGAGGTCAATAACGATTCATGGAAGAAGGGTGACTCGCCTCGTCCCATGGAAATCCTCAACATCAACAACCTCTACAAGATCATGAAGTTGTCCACCATTGAAGGCAAACTCAAACAGGCATTGGCGACTGGAAACTTTACAGTTCAAGGTCTTGGAACCTCAAGTTCAACTTCGTTATCCAATGCGACCAAGGTAGGTGTCTCGCAGGTGTTAACACGTATGTCCTATACAGCCACCTTGAGCCATCTCAGACGTATCCAAACTCCAGTGGAGAAATCAGGCAAGTTGTTAGCGCCTCGTAAACTCCACGGAACCTCGTGGGGATTTGTCTGTCCGGTCGAGACACCGGAAGGTCATTCAGTGGGTATTGTGAAAAACATGAGCTTGTTGACGAGTATTAGTCAGCACATTCCTTCGAATACACTGCTTCACTTTCTTCAGGATCAAGGAAGTCTTACATGGGTAGACACTGCACGAGTCTATGAAGGCACAGCAGTGACACTCAACGGAGTCATCATTGGATACACACACGATCCCAAACGGTTGACCGATCAATTGCGTGCTGCGAAGCACTCGTTCCGAATCCATCCTCATGTCTCCATCGCCTGGTACACGTTGATGAATAGCATTGTCATTGAAACGGATGCAGGACGTCTAGTCCGTCCAGTGTTCCGAGTAGGGTGCGCATGGCCGGAGAGCAACGCAGACTGGAATACCTGGATGAACACGTGCATTGAATATATTGATGCTTCCGAGACGGAAACACTACGAATTGCATTGGATACTGCATCCATGACGCCTCATCACACGCACTACGAAATCCATCCAAGTATGTTGATCGGTCATATGGCAAGCAGCATTCCGTTATCCGATCACAATCAGTCTCCCAGAAACACCTATCAATCGGCGATGGGTAAGCAAGCAATGTGTGTCTATGCTGGAAACTATGCGAAACGTCTCGACAAGAACGGTTATCTCTTGTGTTCCTTGACACGTCCAATCGTTGAGACACGTTCAATGAATATCCTCAAGATGCACGAGATGCCGTATGGAATGAATGCAATTGTTGCGATTGCGTGCTATGGAGGCTACAATCAAGAGGATTCCATTATTATGAACCGTTCATCCGTCCAACGTGGCTTCATGCGAGGTCTCTACTACACGATGTACAAGGACGAAGAACATCGCAACATCACCTCTGGACGTGAAGAGAAGTTCATGAAACCAATGAAGCACTTGACACGCAAATACAAAAACACTTCGTATGCAGGAGTGAGTGATTCTGGAATTCCAATCTTGAATGCAACTCTTCAGGAGAATGACGTCATCATTGGAAAAGTCGTCAACCTACGCAACGACTCAGCTGGATATGCATACCGAGATGCAAGTACTACACACAAGAATACTGAACCGTGCCGTGTGGATGGAGTCTGGCAAGACAAGAACAGTGATGGCTATCCGTTTGTAAAAGTACGTGTAGTCTCTGAGCGCATTCCTCAGATCGGAGACAAGTTCAGTTCTAGGCACGGACAGAAGGGAACGGTCGGTATGTTGTTGAATGAAGAAGACATGCCATTCACAGAGAGTGGATTACGTCCGGATCTCATTATGAACCCTCACGCAGTTCCGTCTCGTATGACGATTGCACAGTTGATGGAAAACATCTTTGGAAAGATTGGTGTTCAACGAGGAACGTTGGGTGATGGAACTCCGTATAGTCACTTGAAAGTTGAAGATCTCAAGGCACATATGATTGACTTAGGATACCATCCGTATGGGAATGAGATCCTGTACAATGGACAGACTGGTGAAATGATGCAAGCCGAAATCTTCATGGGGCCTACATTCTATCAACGATTGAAGCACATGGTGATTGATAAGAAGCACAGTCGAGGTAAGGGACCCATTGTAAGTCTTACACGACAACCCTGTGAAGGACGTGCACGTGATGGCGGTCTTCGTGTGGGTGAGATGGAACGTGATTGCTTACTGTCTCATGGTGTTGCTGCCTTTACCAAAGAACGATTGATGGATATGTCCGATCCATTCCCTACAGGCATTTGTAAGACATGTGGAACTCTTGCAATCATGAACGAAGAAGAATCCATCTACTCCTGTGGAACTTGTGGAAACAAGACCGAGTTCATCAATAAAACGATACCGTATGCGATGAAACTATGGATGCAGGAGCTGGAAGCAATGCATATTGTTCCAAGGATGGTACTTGCGTAAAAGAGTATAAGGTTTGAGTCTTGGATAGCTAGTAATGATACCTATCGTCATCATCTGTTACAACAATCACGAATATGTTAAGAATATGGTAGATACACTTGAGTTACTCAATCGAGACTATTTGAAGCAAATCATAGTTCTCGACAATCGTAGTGACCGAAGAGAGACTATCACATTTTTAAACAAGGTTCCTGTGGGTGTTCACTTTAACAAAACCAATCAAGGACCTTGGGTAAGTCCACAAAACAATGTAGACTTGTACAACTTACTTCCTCAACGGTTTATCTTGACGGATCCTGATTTACAATTGAATCCGAACATGCCCTCTGATTGTATAGAACAAATGGTTCATTTGAGTGAACGTTATCCATCTGCATCCAAAATCGGACTTGCCTTAGACATTTCCGATCATGAATTGTTTTTTGATGAACTCTATACGAATGAACTCACTATATACGGTCATGAAAGTCAATTCTGGAAAGAACGAATTGTTGATCCAGACTATGAACTCTATCATTCACCTCTCGATACAACGTTTTGTCTTGTCAATAAAGCTCTAGTCGATCGTTCACACACTCATATCCGAATTGCCGGAGCATTCACATGTAAACATCTTCCTTGGTACAAATCCAACCCAGTACTCAGTGTGTATCAAAATTACCTTCGTTCAAAGACGAATACTAAAATATCAACTACATCAAAGCTGATTATGTCTGGAATTGAGAAAGACTATTTGAGTATAAAGAAACATGACGAGACAATACTGATACAAAATGATCCACTAGACCAGAACTTGGAGTTTTGGAGAGACAAGTTTTCTACGTGGGAACCAGTTACATTTGGTATATTCGATCGCTTTCTCGATCCCACTAAAACATGCATTGATCTTGGCGGTTGGATTGGAACGACGTGTATCTATGCATCTCGTAAATCAAAAAACGTAGTGGTTGTAGAAGCAGATCCACTCTCCTATAAGGACCTTCAACGTAATTGTAAGCTGAATGATTGTAATAACGTTACAGCAGTTCATAAAGCAATTTTCAGTGAATCTGGACGAAGGATCTCAATTGTAGGCAATAATGAAAGTATAAGTCAGATTACACTCGATGGATCTGGTCATCCAGTCGATACGATCTCAATCCATGCTCTGTTACTGGATGCAAAGGTTGATCCCAACACTATCTCAATTATAAAGGTTGATATAGAAGGTGCAGAAGAGTTTATACTAAAAGACTTGTGCAACTTGCATAGGATGTACGATATTCCATTATATGTCTCGTTTCATTATCCCTTTTTCAAGGACAAGAACCTTGATCGGTTTGACTTCTTATCCGAAGAGCAGAAGGGGTTTATACGAGATCATCCATTTCCATCACTTCTCTTTCGTTCAAGTTCTCAGGTAGAGTATTTCATATAATAAGTGGATCTTCTTCAGGTGGTGTGCCAATTCGCTTACAATATGCATAGGTAACTCCTGCGATTGCACACATTGAAATTGAAAGCCACACACTCATTGCCAACCATCCGTCTTCAGTCATTGGGTTCTTGCTTTTATGATCTGTAAATGATTGATCGTAACAGATAAGGTTCTTTTTCAATACACTCGTTTAGAAATGAAGACGCGTCGTGGGGTCATTGCGTGGAAAAACTTTTTCTTGCCATGAGACACAACAACATGGGTGGCGGTCTTCTACAACTTGTAAGCTACGGTGCGCAGGACATTTACATCTCCGGCAATCCTCAAATCACTTTCTGGAAGGTGCTCTACAAGCGCCATACCAACTTCGCCATGGAATCCATTGAAGTTACCTTCAACGGCCAGGCTGACTTCAACAAGCGCGTCACTGCAGTTATCAACCGTAATGCAGATCTAATGTACCGCACATACGTTCAAGTGGTTCTCCCAGGTGTTGACCTCGTCAACGGTTCCACCAACTTGAACCGATTCCGATGGCTCAACTACATCGGTCACAGACTGCTCAAGGTCATTGAGCTCGAGATTGGAGGTCAACGAATTGACCGACAATATGGTGACTGGCTCCAGATCTGGACCCAGCTCTCCCAGGATGCAGGTACAGTTGCAGCCCTCGACGACATGATCGGTAACACCCACGATCTCGTCCTCGTCAAGGACCGACGTGGTTATGCCTTGGATGCCTCTTGCGCCGGTGCTGAGCTCACCAACTCTTGCGCTCCTCGTGCCGGAACACCTGCAAAGACCCTCTACATCCCCCTCCAATTCTGGTTCTGCCGCAACCCAGGTCTTGCAATCCCTCTCATTGCCCTCCAGTACCACGAGGTCCGTATCAATGTTGAGTTCGAGCAATGGATCAACTGCACCTACTATGAGCTTACAGGTGCAGGTGCAGTCTCTACTGCAATCCAGTCCTTGACGGCTGCCTCCCTCTACATTGACTACGTCTACTTGGACACTGAGGAGCGACGACGATTCGCCCAACAGACCCACGAGTATTTGATTGAGCAGCTCCAGTTCACAGGTGCTGAGTCCATCACCTCCTCTTCCAACAAGATCCAGCTCAACTTCAACCACCCAGTGAAGGAGCTTGTCTGGGTCGTTCAACGAGACTCCTTCGTTGACTGCACACCCAACCAGAACTTCATCACAGAGGTCAATGGATGCCAGCCATTCAACTACACAGATGACTTTACCACTGAGGGTATCGTCATGGATGTCCTCGCCCGTGGTTCCCTCGGTAACACTAGCAACCAGACTGCTCAACAAGCCATCCCCACAACTGCTGGCGACGGTCCTTCTGGTCCTTACCTCCCAGGTCTCGGTATTGCCTTCGGTCCTTCTCTTGGAGGTGCCTCATGGTTGGACTCCGGTTCCGATCAAGGCGAAGAGGTCTTTGCAGCCACAACCAACTACCTCCTTGCCAAGGTTATCCTCGATTCAGGCGTCAAGTGCTCTGGCAAGAACCCAGTCGAGGTCGCCAAGCTTCAGCTCAACGGCCAGGACCGATTCACGGAGCGCGAGGGCCGATACTTCAGTGTTGTCCAGCCTTACCAACACCACAGCCGAACCCCATCACCTGGTATCAACGTGTATTCCTTTGCACTCAAGCCAGAGGAGCACCAGCCATCCGGCACCTGCAACTTCTCACGTATCGACAAGGCAACCCTTCAGCTCACTGTGTCAGTCAACACAGTCCGCTCTGGCCGCACTGCTCAAGTCCGCGTGTATGCAGTCAACTACAACGTTCTCCGAGTTATGTCAGGCATGGGCGGTCTCGCATACTCCAACTAAACGTGATAACTAACTAAATAAGTAACAACAAGGGGAAACCCACCACTGTGTTTGGAAACCCAAAAACAGTTGTAGTTTTCAAGTATAAACATGTCATGGTGCATCATTTATCTTGCATCCCCTCGATTGTTTCATATTTATAATGACCCAACACAGACATCTCGGTTAGAGTTATTACAGGGTTCTCTACAAACTACACGCAAGGTGTTTCCGAACATCGATATACTGGTATTTCATGAAGACTACCTTGAAGAAGACTTTCAAACACTACAAGAGGTAACAAAGTTTATATGTGTTGATTTTTCTGGGTTTGAATCGTTTACAAATCCATCTCTTCGTCGTCCCTATGGATACTTAATGATGTGTCGTTTCTTTAGTGGAGTCGTGCAGTCTCATCCAGAACTACAGAAGTACACACATTATATGAGACTAGACGACGACTCGTTCTTCTTAGAACCCTTTCTAACCGAGGCAAAAGTAACTGACCTCTTGAAACACGATTATGTCTATCGTAGCATCTTTATTGATTCTCAAGACCAACAAAGCTTATATCAGTCTACGCTTGCGTTTCTCAAGAAAGAAGGGTATGGACATACACTCCCCATATTAGAGAAAGAACTTGAGAAGCGATATTTCTTGAAAAATGGACTGTATACTGGACTCGCTCCATATAACAACTTCCATCTCGCAAGTCAACGATTATGGCAAAACTCAATCGTTCAACGATACATTCAATACATCGAAGATGAAAAGGGTATTTTACGGTATGGATGGATGGACGCAAACATTCATGCAATGATCATCTATATCCTCGCACTCTATTGTGGTATGAAAATACATCATGAAAGTTGGTTTGGCTATCGTCATAATCGTCACGTGTCTCGAACTGGCTCATCTGCGGTAGACTATGTAGAAACTCTTCCATTTGGACTATAAATGTATAGACTGAACGGGAACTTCAGGGGAGTTGCCTATAGACTTGCTAATAACTGGTTTCCATATGTAACCCCGGATAGTTCCAAGCCTATCAAGTATGCAGAAGTGGGTGCATTCTATGGCGCAAACATGGTAAGTGTAGCTGAAACCTACGGAGCACATCCAGACTCTACATTGATTGCGATTGACCCCTGGACAGACTATGTAGACTATCCCGAATACAAAGGCGAACAAATGACAATCTACAACGCATTCACTCAAAATATGGAGTCCTGTGGTCTTAGCGAACGAGTCACTGTGAAACGAGGATATTCACATGAAGTGCTTCCAACACTGGAAGACAACTCATTTGATATTATCTACATTGACGGAAACCATGAACCTGAATATGTTCTCGAAGATGCTGTGTTAGCATTTCGTAAGCTTAAAGTTGGAGGACGTCTCATTTTTGATGACTATGGTTGGGGAGGTCCTGACTTAACAAAACGAGGGATTGATGGTTTCCTAAATGGTTATCATAAGCGAATCATTGTTCTGGGTCAACGTGAGTCTCAGGTGTTTGTTCAGAAGAAGTTTTAACAAACGCATGTATACTTCATAATGCCGATTCCATTGATGCGTCACACCTTTTTAGATGAAGAGAATGCTAAAACAACACTATGTTCATTCATACAACAGGCTTCAAAGTTAAGTATGGGAGAGGAGGTTTTGAGATTTGAAAGTCAGTTTGCAGGATGGCAAGGTCGAACGTTTTGCACAATGGTCAATAGTGGAAGCTCTGCAAACTTAGTGCTTTTACAATCATTGTTGAACCTCGGAAGACTACAGAAAGGTGATAAAATCGGTGTTTCTGCAGTAACGTGGGCGACGAATGTAATGCCTATTGTTCAGCTAGGGTGTATTCCTGTGTTGATTGATGTCGATTCAAAAACACTCAATGTTTCTGCTGAAACCTTACAGAACGCACCTGAAATCCGATGTTTATTTCTAACACATTTACTCGGATTTTCAAGTGACGTTACCCGTATTCAATCGTATTGTAATGAGAAAAGTATCATACTACTTGAAGACACATGTGAGTCTTTAGGGGCACGGAATAATGGAGTTTGTCTTGGGAACTTTGGACTTGCTGCAACCTTTTCAACATTTGTAGGTCATCATATGTCGACTATAGAAGGGGGTATGATTGTCACCGACGATTCCGAACTAAACACAATGATTCGAATGGTCCGTGCTCATGGGTGGGACCGAAACGTAACTCCAGACGTTCAGTCATTATTGCGTGAGAAGTGGAACGTTACTGATTTTTTTGCACCTTATACGTTCTATACATTAGGCTACAACGTTCGTCCAATGGAACTTCAAGGTGTTCTTGGACAACACCAACTAAAACATATAGATTCTGCGAACTCGATACGTCGTGCAAACTATAGATACATACGAGAGAGTCTCAACTCTTCAAAGGATGTGTATCTTCCAGATCAAGATACACCCGCTTTTGCAATCCCTGTTGTGTGCAGAACCCCTGAGATTCGTGATTGTTGTATTGAACAATGTCAGAGACTTGGTATTGAAATACGTCCACTTGTTGCCGGAAACATGGCACGTCAGCCGTTTTTCAAAGACCTTCATGATGGTCGAATCCTTCCGAATGCAGACTTGCTTCATGAGTGTGCATTTTATATGCCAAATCATCCAGACTTAACGGAAGCCGAACGAAAGGATTTATGCGATGCTCTCACTGTATAATCATGTCCAACGTTGCATTAGTTACCGGAATCACAGGACAAGATGGTTCTTACCTTGCCGAACTTCTTCTTTCAAAAGGATACCATGTGATAGGGATCGTACGGCATACAAGTCACTTGCAAGAAACGATGCGTATACGACACTTATTAGACAACCAAAAACTAACTCTCCGAACAGGAGATATTACAGATGCAACCTCTGTACAATCGATTGTACGGTATATTGAGAGTTTGAATGCTGAACGAGTTGAGGTATACAATCTAGCTGCACAGTCGTTTGTGAAACTCTCGTTTGATATGCCCGAGATGACAACCTACCATAACTGTATCGGCGTTGTAAAACTATTAGAAGCATTTCGAGGTTCTTCGTTAAAGGATAAGGTTCGTATTTATCAGGCTTCGAGCAGTGAGATGTATGGAAAGGTTATGGAAACACCTCAAACGGAAACAACGCCCTTTTACCCTCGGTCTCCATACGGTATTACCAAGGTGTATGCATTTTGGCTGGGTAAGAACTACCGAGAGAGTTATGGGATGTTCATTTCAAATGGCATTCTCTTTAATCACGAATCACCACGACGAAGCGAACTATTTGTAACACGAAAGGTTACACGAGGTGTTGCACAAATAGCAAAAGGCAGTAATACTGCGATTGTTCTTGGAAACCTAAACGCAATGCGTGATTGGGGGCATGCTGCAGATTATGTTGAAGCAATGTGGAGAATATTACAACATCCAGTTCCGGACGATTGGGTTATTAGTAGTGGTAAGACCCATAGTGTGCGTGAACTTGTAGAAACTGCATTCGCATCTGTGGGAATGAAGATAAGTTGGAAGGGAGAGGGTATGGATGAAGTTGGTGTAGACGAGACTGGACGAGTTGTCGTTCGAGTATCCTCTGAGTTTTATCGTCCTGCTGAAGTTGATCTTCTACTAGGAGATCCAACAAAAGCAATGACAGAGTTACACTGGACTCCAAACTATACGTTTCAAAAGTTAGTTCAAGAAATGGTAGAGCATGATTTGGCAATCCAGTCATAGGTTTCAGCTACTCCTTCTTCGAGCGTGATCGTTTCATTCCAACCTAACTGTTTGAGAAGCTGTGTATCACAGGCTCGAACATTTTGCGTATCAGACGTTTCCGAATACACGAGCGTAAGGTTCTTATTGGAATGTTTTAGAATCAACTCTGCTAACTCTGTAACCGATACCAATCGTGATGAACCGATATTTATGGGCGTTGATACATTCGATTCCATAAGTAGTTGGATTGCACGAACGCAGTCTACAACATGTAAAAACGTGCGTAGTTGTTTTCCATTTCCTAACACTTCAAGTGATGAATCGGACTGTATAGCCTTTCTACAGAGTGCAGAAAGAACACGTTCCCGTCCTCCTTGAAACTCTTGGTTTGATCCATAGATGTTGAAGAGACGCCCTATTCTCACTTCTACTCCATATTGTCGTGCAAACGCACTGTATAACTGTTCTGCTGCAAGTTTTTCCCAACCGTATGTGTTTATTGGATCGACACACCCTTCTCTATACACACATGCAGAGGATGAAAAGAAAATACGTTTGACACCCTTCTTCCGACAATACTCGATCACCGATAAGTTGATAGACATATTGTTCGTAAAAATGTCAGCATCATATAGCTTTCCATCAATGATTCCAGCACCCCCTAGAAACGCACAGAGTTGATAGACTTCATCTGCAGGCGGAAGCTCAGAAAGATCACTACGAAGATCACGAATGAAGAACTCTGATGCATCTGTTTTACCAAAACGAGGATGATGTCTATCAACACCATACACAACTCGTCCGGACTTTCGCAATGCAGTTACCAAATGACTACCAATAAACCCTCCTGCACCAAATACAACTGCAGTTTGCATGCTTCAGTTAAGTAATCGTTGTTTAAATCCGTCCCGTAACCAAATGACATCTAAAAACTCTTGATACTTTGCTTCATCCCAAACGAAACCGTTCGTATCCACCTCCAAGAGTGAATCGACCAATAAAACAGGCCATTGAGAATACATAGTGTCCAATCCAGAATGCTCAACTACAGGAACAGAACCCATTAACAGAACTTCACATACACGATGTGTATCCACACCATGTCCGGGTTGGCAAATCACAAACTTATGTTTAGAAAGTTCGCGCATATAGTCATCAAACTCCAACTTGGGAAGTGTAGGCTCAATCGTTCTTGAAGAGTTAGTTGGACCATGCCATGGGACGCATAGAGTGTTACTCTTATCTTCCCAACGAATACGTTCAGACTGTAACTCCAATAGTTGAGTATACTTTCCATTGATACGTTCTACTTCTCCAAAGCCAATAGGCACCTGAATCACCTTTGGATGTGACACTAGAATATTACACCCAATCCATCGTACAATGTTTGGATTAGAAAGAATACGATCACACTCAGATGGACTTGGGGAGTTATCCGATACACCTGTAACCAGTGTTATCGGAACATCCACTTTGCGATTGTCTAAAAACCATTGAAGAATATCTGTCTTTACAAACACGACATCTCCACGTGTTAACGGGTCATGATATGGATAAATATGTTGAGGAGAAACACCCGAACCATTATAGTGTGTATCGTAAACAACATTTGCCAAGAGCGGTAGACGATTGTAGTTGAGTACGCGAGGAGCTTTGGTCCAGAAGGCATCCGATACAATCGTGTGAAGAACCTCTTTCCATTGCCGTTTTACGCGTTGAATATACTCCTTACGAAACTCACGATCATCTATGTATTCAAAGTTCTCAATAAGTTCGATTAGATGTGGGATTGAATCAAAGTAATAGGTATTCGGTGATTCAAATGCAGTATACGGATCTGCTAAGTCAATCCAGTTATCTAATGAAGTAAAATAGGATAAATAAGAAGGGGTTTGATTTTCCCAATATGCTGAAATGCTTTGAATACCTGGATTCGATTTCCAATAAGTCTTAGACGGAAAAAACAAGGGACATCCTGCAGTATAATGTTCAAACATGCTCATCAGAGTGATATCGTAAGGAAAGTTGATAACTCCACGGAATGATGTAATATCACTCCATTCATGACGAGGGGGCAGTTCACTCTTTCGTGTAATAAGTGGATGATCTGGAACACTGCCGTTCACTAGTAAAAAGGTAGGCTTTGTAGGGGTATATGTGGTATTGGTGTAGAGGCATAAACTAGGGATATAAATAGGACGGACTCCACAGCCCATATAGGTGTATTTTTCATGGGCTCGGTTATTCGAGACAATCGTTATCAAGTTTTTCCTATATAGACGGTCTAAACACTCATGCCATTTCACTATCATTTCATGGTTCTTTGTCCAACAGAACGGTATATCGTAATGGATTGCATTCATCATGATAATAGGCTTATCATACTTTTCATAGATCATAGCAAATGAACTCGCAAATCCGACAATAAACCCATCGAACGTTTTTAAGAAAGGATCGTATTTGTCTTGGAACTTTTTGATCATATCTGGGTTAAGGTTCTTCCATGTCATTGGGTTGATATGCTCTGGGTAGTCTTGATTTCGTTTCATCACCCATGCATGCCCAGATAAACACCAGTCAACCACCTCAACCTCTGGACATACGCTTTTGAAATCTGCGATCACAGAGATGTGTAAGTCCATACAGAAAAACCTCATTTACAATAGTCTATATTGTTAAATAACAATGGTGAACGTAATATCTTTTTGCCTTTACGGTCCAGAGAATCCTAAGTATTATATTGGATTACTCGAAAACATCTTTCTAATCGGAAAGTATTTCCCCGATTGGAAAGTCTATATCTATTACGCTCCTGATGTAACAGAGCAAATGGTGAATCATTTGAAAGCTTGCAGTAGCGTTGTATTGCGTGAAACCGGTGAGTTGGGTCCAATCAATATGATTCATCGTTTCTATGCGATTGATGAACCTGACGTTGAGTTGATGATGGTTCGTGATGCAGACAGTCGCGTTCATTGGAAAGACCGTTGGGCAATCCGAGAGTTCGTCAAGAATCCCGAGTTTGCTGCACATACAATCCGCGATAACATTGAACACACTGCGGCTATGATGGGTGGATTATGGGGAATCCGTAAGTCTGCAGGTCTTACGATTCGAGATGAATATTCACAGTACAAGGAAGACACTGAAAAGGGTCATCGTAACGGTCATGACCAAAACTTCTTAGGAGATGTTATCTATCCGAAAGTTGTGTCTCGTATGATTGTTCACTATAGTAATGCTCGTCGTAGGATTGGAGAACATGCAGTCGAGTTTCCATTTGATTGGGTGAATGATACATACTGCGGTCGTATCGAACTCGAGTATTTGGAATATCCGGAACCTCCTATGAAACGATCTTCCATCTACGAACCTCTTAAGATGGTCGCACCTGCCAAACCATTAAACTTTCTCTTCAAGAAGTAAATGACAACTGGTTCACGAGCACAAGTGATGCATGGCACAGCCGATAAAACCCCAGGTGGACTCACCAAGAGCGACCTCAAATACAACAAGGCAGGACGTATTGTCTCGCGTAAGAAGTCTATGAAGGCCAAGAAGGAGAACCGACTCGTCAAACTTGGCTTCAAGACACGTAAGGGCAAGTTTGGATTGGTGAAGAAGGGTAAGAAGGGCGGCGATAGTGATGAAGTCATGTAAACTTCTCTACATACAATAATGGGATTCGCTCTGTTTGGAACACCACTTTACCTCAATGAGAAATGCATAGTGTTTTCGGCATTTGTCCTTGCGGTGTATTTCATGCCTCATCAGAAGGCGTGGCAACACGAAGCAGTGTTTGCATTCATTCTTGCAATGACTGCGTATGTCTTGATGGCTTGGTATGATTACATTTACGATTGTAACGATAAGCTTGGACCCACGTTCTTTGGAGCGTTGATTGGCTGGTTCAAACCGTATGGTGGAGTGCCTCCTGAATACCCTCCACTTCCTATCAAATACAAGAAGATTGTTGCAGCCTTTGATATCATCGTTTTGATCGTCTTGCTGTCGCTCGTCTTCTATCCCTACACGTCAAGATTGTTTCCCATCTTGAAGTAATGGCTACCAATGCTGCATACGATTCAAACAAGAAGATCGAAGAAACTAAGAGACCGGTCACGGTGATGGGCGTAACCATCCCAGGTGAAAAGGTGTGGATTGCCGCGGCAGGGTTGTTTGTGGGTCTTCTATTTCTTTGTATCATCGTATTGTTTCTCCTACCTAGCGGACTTCCCTACTTGGCTGCAAAGTTTTCGGATGGATTTCTCAGCTATTTACTCCTCTTTTCTGCGTATATGTTTGGCTTCTTTTTCATACTGATCGTGTTCTTTAGTTTACTCGCATTGGTTGGGCTCCACGCAAATCGTTTGTATGGTTAAAGCAATGGGGCGACGTCGTCGTGGAAGCAAAACGGGCGGAGTTGAACCTGCAACCATTTCACTCGGAGTTCTTGCTGCGATTGCAGGTGTAGCTGGATATGGTTCAACGCGTGGTGAACTCTCTCCATCCGATCAATTGAGAGTAGAAGCTGCGGTACGAAGCCGTCTTGAAGCTGAACGAGCTAGAAACCCACGTTCTGCACCGTGTCCAGATTTCAAGTCTGAACGAGATAAATTACTTGCGAAACTTGCAGAGTATGAGTCCAGTGAAGTTCGATTTAGACTTGCTACACCTCAACAGATCGTTCAAGTCATTGACATCGTAAAACAGCAACTCGGTGTTCCGAAGAAGGGTGGTACACAAGAAGAGGCAGTGAAAGAGATTGAAGACATAGAATCTACACCTGAACCTGCTGCACCTGTAGCTGAACCTACAACTGAACCTACAACTGAACCTGCATCTGAACCTACAACTGAACCTGCATCTGAACCTGTGGCTGAACCTGAACCTGCACCTCCTGCTGAAAAAACTGATACTGCTGCACCTGCTCAACCTCCTGCTGAAAAATCTGCTGATATACCGATGACTGCTGAACTATTACCAAAGCCAGATCTTGTTAAAGCAGGGGGTATTTTAGACTCAATTCCTAAAGCAATTACTCGTCCACGTCTTATGACAGTGTTGATTAAGCTTGAAAGTGCTACACGAGAGCCGCTTGATACATTGCGTAAATACTTTGACGAAGCGTTTGCAAAGCTTGAACCTGGATCAAAGACACCACTCAAAGATTGGTGGAAGAAAATGACAACTCGAGGCAAACCAGCGGCTGAACCTGTGGCTGAACCTGTGGCTGAACCTGTGGCTGAACCTGTGGCTGAACCTGTGGCTGAACCTGTGGCTGAACCTGTGGCTGAACCTGTGGCTGAACCTGTGGCT